CTGGCGGTTCTGGTTACAATAATGCAGACGTTATTGTTCTATCAAACGGTGCTTCAAACACAGGTAACAGCACAATTACAACAAACTCAACTGGTGGTATTACATCAGTAACAGTTGTTGGTGGTGGCCAGTTCCCAAATACATCGGTAATTAGACTACAGGTTGCTAACTCAACAGCTGGCGCCAATTCAACAAACGGTAACACATCAGCTGGTTCAGGTGCTACATTCACAGTTACACTTGGCTCAACAGCTGCTGCTAACTCACTAGCAAATACAGAACTAAACACACAGCTTGATCTACTAACAGTAGGTGACAGACTAAAGGTTGGTTCACAGTACTTGAAGGTTACAGCAATTGGTGCTACATCAGGTGTTTCAAATGGTGTTGTAAGATCAACAATCAACTTTGAAGACCTATACACAGGTTCAGCTGCAGTTTCTAAGTCAACAAACTCAACATCAACAGAAGCTGTAACACGCTACTGGGAATTCTTTGATCAAGTTGACAAGGCACCAGGTACATCAGTATACGTTTCAGAGCGTGGTGGTTCATCAGATGAACTACACGTAATTATTGCTGATGAAGATGGTCTGTTTGCAGGTGTCAAGAATACAGTTCTTGAGAAGTTTGAAGCCCTATCTCGTGCTACAGATGCTAAGAGAGAAGGCGCCTCAATCTACTATAAGGACGTTATCAATAACGGTTCAGAATTTGTTTGGTGGTTTAAGGACAATGGTTCAGCTGCTTCAAACACAGCCGTAAACATGTCATCATCAGACGTCAATGCTAAGCCAACAACCAAGTCATTTGCCGGTGGTGCAGATGGTGGCGGCGAAGCCAACATTGCATTCACATACCTAGCATCTGCATACGACAAGTTTGCATCAGCTGAGGAAGTAGACATTTCTCTACTTCTAACAGGTAAGGCAAGAGGCGGCACATATGGTGAGCAGCTAGCTAACTACCTAGTTGACAATGTTGCAGAAGTTCGTAAGGACTGTGTAGTGTTTGCCTCACCAGAAAGAGGTGACATTGTTGGCGTCCAAGCTGGCACACAGGCTGATAACATTGTAGAATTCAGAAATGCTCTAAGATCAACATCTTATGGTGTTCTAGATTCTGGCTACAAGTACACATATGATCGTTATAACGACGTATACCGTTTCGTACCACTAAATGGTGATACAGCTGGTCTATGTGTAAGAACTGACAACATCCGCGATCCATGGTTCTCACCAGCAGGCTTCAACAGAGGTCAGATCAAGAATATTGTTAAGCTAGCATACAATCCAGATAAGGCTGATAGAGACACGCTATACAAGGCAGGTGTCAATCCAGTGGTTACATTCCCTGGTCAAGGCACACTATTGTTTGGTGACAAGACTCTTCTTGCTAAGCCATCAGCATTCGATAGAATCAACGTACGCAGATTGTTCATTGTCCTAGAGAAGGCAATTGCTACAGCTGCTAAGTTCACACTATTCGAGTTCAACGATGACTTCACAAGAGCCCAGTTCCGTAACTTGGTAGAGCCATATCTACGTGAGATCCAAGGCCGTCGCGGTATCTACGACTTTAAGGTAGTCTGTGATACAACGAACAACACGCCTGAAGTAATTGACAGCAATCAGTTTATTGGTGATATCTACATCAAGCCTGCTCGCTCAATTAACTTCATCCAGCTAAACTTTGTGGCTGTAAGAACTGGTGTCGAGTTCAGCGAAGTCGTTGGTCAGTTTTAATCGATAAGGAGAGACGTAAATGGCTTTCAACATTAACGAAATTAAGAGTCAGCTAGCACTTGGTGGTGCTCGCCCTTCTCTTTTCCAAGTTAGACTAAGCAATCCAGCGACAACAGAAGCAGATTCAGTTGTACCTTTCATGGTAAAGGCAGCACAGATTCCAGCTTCAACAATCTCGCCAATTGAAGTCTTCTACTTTGGCAGACCAATTAAGTTGGCCGGCCAGAGAATCTTTGATAACTGGACAGTAACAGTTATTAACGATGAAGACTTTAAGGTTAGAAAGGCGCTAGAAACTTGGTCATATAACATCAACTCATACTCTGGCAACATTCGTGAGTTCCCAACTGCAGCTCCTTCTGAATATAAGGCTCGCGCCGAAGTCATTCAGTTCAGCAAGACAGGTGAAGAACTACGCACATATGTTTTCGAAGGTATCTTTCCACTAGCTCTAGGTCCAATTGAGCTATCATGGGAAAATGGTAACGCCATCGAAGAATTCCAGTGTGAGTTTGCTCTAGATTACTGGACAGTCCCAGCCGACGGTCAAGAGTAATAAGGGTTTGAGAGGGCCGCTAAATATAAGCGGCCCTCCTACTCTTAGCTAGAGGTTATATAATATGGAATTATTTGGTTTTACAATTAAACGAAAGGAAGAGGAACAACCACAAATTGTGGCTGTAACTCAGCCTTCCTTCGTTCCTCCAGTAAATGACGACGGTGCCGTTATCGTATCAGGTGGCGGCGTTGTAGGTACCTATGTTGATCTAGAAGGTACTGCAAGAACTGAAGCTGAGCTAATCACAAGATATCGTCAACTATCTCTCCAACCAGAAATTGAAACTGCTGTAGAAGAAATTGTAGGTGAGATGATCTCCTATGATTCAAACCAAGAGCAGGTCAATATTAATCTTGACGATCTAGAGTTCTCAAAGTCTCTCAAGGATAAAATTACAGATGAGTTTGATGAAGTTAAGAAACTACTTGACTTCTCTTCATCTGGCTTTGATATTATCAGAAGATGGTATGTGGATGGTAGATTATACTACCATGTAATTATTGATACAACCAGTCCACAGGATGGTATCAAAGAACTCCGCTACATTGATCCTAGAAAGATTAGAAAGATCAGAGAGATCAAAAAAGAGAAAGGCAAGACTATCACTGTACAGAATGAATATTACATGTACAATGATAAGGGCTTTCAATCCAAGGAAGTTACATCTTCCACTAATGGATTGAGAATTGCTAAGGATTCAATTGTTCTAGTATCATCGGGCTTACTAGACGAAAACAATTCATACGTACTTTCATATCTTCATAAGGCTATCAAGCCAATGAACCAATTGCGTATGCTGGAGGATGCTTCTGTTATCTATAGATTAACAAGAGCGCCTGAAAGAAGAGTATTCTACATTGATGTTGGCAACCTTCCAAAGATGAAGGCAGAACAATATCTTGCTGATATGATGCAGCGTCATAAGAATAGATTAGTCTATGATGCTACAACTGGTGAAGTTAGAGACGATAGAAAGTTCATGACGATGACAGAGGACTTTTGGATTCCTCGCCGCGAAGGTGGCAAGGGTACAGAAATCCAAACTCTACCACCAGGTGCAAACCTAGGTCAGATGGAAGATGTTGTATACTTCCAAAAGAGATTGTATCAATCATTACATGTTCCTGTAACAAGATTAAACTCTGAGCAAGGATTCAGCCTAGGCAGATCATCTGAGATTACTAGAGAAGAACTAAGATTCTCTAAGTTTATTGACCGTCTAAGAATGAAGTTCTCTGTATTGTTCAAGGACGCTCTTGGCAAGCAGCTAGTCCTAAAGGGTATTGTTGCCCAAGAAGAACTATCAGATATTATGTCAAAGGTCAAGTTTGACTATGTCCAGGATGGTTACTTCACAGAGTTGAAGGAATCAGAGATTATTACAAATAGAGTCAACACTGTCAAGAATATGGAAGATATGATTGGTGTTTACTACTCCCGTAACTTTGTTCGTAAGAAGGTTCTACGTCTGTCAGACGATGATATTGAACAAATGGAAGAAGAGAATGCAGAGGATCCAATCCTTCAACAGCAAGCTGAGCAGCAGGATACTGAGCAAGAGATGCAACAGCAACAAACCCAACTCCAGCAGCGTAGAGCTGATATGGAACAGGTTTAATTGAACAGATTGATAAATAATTAGAACATTGGAGTTATTATATGTCAGAGCAAGTAAGAGATATGATTGGTGCAGTTATCAACCAGGATGCCGCAGCATTCTTAGATAAGTTTGAAACTGCAATCAATACAAAGGTAGCAGCTAAGTTGGATGCAATGTATCCAGAAGTTGCTCAAACAGTAATGAATCCACAAGCTGAAGCCCCAGCAGTTGAGGCTCCAGCTGAAGTACAAGCAGAACAATAAGGGGATAGCAATGGCCACAATTCGCGAGTCATTAAAGAAGCTAGTAGAGGTTGCAAAACCTGTTCCTGGTGATGAGCAGGAATTTGTGGCTAAGCATGGTATGAAGGTTATGGACTTCCAAGGTAAGGATTCCATTTCTACTGAAAGTCCATCCGACTTAATCAGAAAGAATGTTGACTATATCAAAGGTCCAGGTCAAGGTGAAAGAGCAAATGACGACCATGGGCATGATGCACCAGGTGAATCAGAAGCTGCATACCATATTCCTGAGTCAAGAGATGCTAAGATTGCCAAGCTATCAGAAATGATGGGTATGATGGGCCCTAGCTATGAGAATGGCAAAGACGAAGATGAAGA